TTACTTTGTAGTTATCAGCTCAAACTCTTTAAACTTAATGACTTCATCACCAACCAATTCATTGAGCTGAAGCATCTTAGCTTTCAATGGTCCACCTTCATTAAAATTATATGCTTCCGATGCGGATTTGATATCACCAAAGCCACCAGCATTTGATGGAATGATCCCCAAAAGCTGTGGGTAAACTCGCATAGATGCAAGCATGTCATCACGACTGGTTCCTTTGATGCTAACAAAATCATCCTTTGCAGCAATCTCAGATGTGGGAATGACTTGAATACCATCCTTCTTGCCATTTGGGCTGTAATAGAACAGGTTGCGAAAGTTCCCAGGTCCTTTACTTTCTTTCAGTGCTGTTCTAAGTGCAGTAATGTCATTCGGATTTGAAGCTGGGTCATTCACATAAAGAATAAATCCTGTATGAGATCCATTGTTATAATATTTACGACGAAATAATGTTGCCGAATCATTCAGCCACGCGCTTTGTAATGCTGATAAATATTCAGGTACGCCATAAATTTCTTGATCAATATCTGTTTCACGGACATGAAACACTCGATCATTCATAAATTCATGTTCAACATAACCATTATGATCATTGGACAAATAAAAAAATTGACCAGGTAAATCACCAACTCGTGTGTATTTCGACAAAGCAGCTTTAAGCTGAATGCGGTTATTCAAACGTGATCGAATATCTTCCAAGTAAAAGTTACCACTCCATAAAATATCTAAAGCGATTTGATCAAAATCTTTTTTACTCAAATGTGGATGTGGAATAAATAAATTCGATAAATAATTCTTCTTAAAATTGATCGCACTACTTAAATATGGTGTGCCTTTTACTGTTTTTGATAAACCATGTAAGTTGGCTTGTGGTTCATACCAACGGCCATTGAACCAACATTCCATATAATTTGATAAATCATGGCCATCAGTTATTGGTATTGCATCTCCAAATGTAAATGCCTCAGTTCTAGGATTTGAATGCATTGGTCTATTAGGATGAGGTCGTAAATCCAGCACATTGTTTAAAATGCTTTTTGCAATAGAAAATGGTTTCATGAATAAATCTCGATCATTGAAGAATTGGTTTCTGTAATACCTGCGAGTGGTTCGTTATAAATTGCATGCATGAGTGCCCACGCGAGATCCGCATGACCAACATCATCCGAACGCCCAGCTGTAAACGTGATTTGTTTTTGTGAAGCAGTTAGTGTTTTTTTAATGCTCATTAATGACTGAGTTAAATCTTTGTTGCCTGAGTCATACTCAAGACGACCATTTCTGACGACATCCAATGTTTTATAAACAAGATTAGATTTAACTTCTGGCGAATAATTAAATGTGGTCAATGCAGGGAAAAACTGGCGTACAAGTTCTGCAACACCATAGCCCATACCAGTAGTATCAATTCCGATATAAACCACGTTATAACGTAGGGTTATATTTTTGATATGTTCTGCTTGTTGTGCAAAATCATCGCCTTTGAATTGATGACACTCCAGAACTCGGAACTTTCCACCAGGAACAAGAGGAGGGGCAACAACAACTAAACCTGCATTATCACCTGTTCGTGCAGGATCATAGCCGACCCACACTGGTCTATTTGCAAAAGCTCTTGCATGATGTGGTTTAAAATCATTCCAAACTTCAAATGTATCCACCATGCAACATTGCAACATGCTAAGCGGAAACATGGACTGCCCATCATCGACAAATTTACACATGAACAAGTTTTGAAAATCGTCAGGCGCATATTCAAATTTGAGTCGTTCAATGTTAAATAGATCACATCCGCCTGCCTTTGCATCTTCTACAGTGACAATCTGACGCCACATCAAATCTTCACAAACACGCCCATCTTTTAAAGCATCATGACTAACATCAATTTTTAATTGCTGGTCTTTAGTCCGACCTTTATTGAAACGAGTACCTGTCCAAAATTCATAGGCTTCATGTGTGATTGTTGAAGGTGTTGAAAAATATGTTTTTCTCCATGTCTCATGTGTTGCCATTGCTGAAGCAACTTTTTCAAGTTCAGCAAAACCATGAGTCCAGAAAATTTCATCAAAATACAAATTTCCATGATGACCTTGAGCCGTTCTATAGTTGGTACCTAAAAACCGAAGTTCGGCACCATTAGATAGAACTATCGGATCTCCTGTGAGTTCAACACCGCAGATTTCTTCTGCATAAGTTCGAATGTAATGTTTAAAAATATGTGCTTGGGCTTTAGAAGCTGACAAGAAAATTTGATTTCGACCTGTTTTTAGTGCGTCGATTAGTGCTTCAAATGCAAAATAATATGTTGCACCGATCTGACGACTTTTTAGGATCATTCTAGAACGCTGATCCATTGCACGGTACCAAGTCCACTGGTACTCAAACAGCCGTTCTTCAAATGCCAAAACCATCTGTTCGATTTGTTCTTCATCAAAATGGTTCGGTACTTTTTTACGAGAAGCAGTATTTCGACGTTGAATATTGGGATTGAGATCCGCTTCTGATCCATCCAAGCGGTATTTTTCAATACGTGCAAATTCCTTGTATTGACGCATCAAAAAATCAATTTCTTTCAGATCACCTGAGGTCTTTTTATTTTTTAAAATGAGTTGCATCAAACGTACAGTCAGCGCACATTCAACACGGTTTTCAGGTTTTTCCTTTTCCCATTCGTCACGTGTTTTCCATGCCTGAACTGTCCGTTCTTTTTCTTCCAGTACTTCTGCAATATCGACAATTTTCCAACCAAGCCAATAAAGGAATTTTCCTTTCAGCTTGTTGTCCATAATCAAGTGCAGATTTGCGATGGGGGATAAGTCATTCATGCCAATAACATTTGCTTTTTCGCAAACATTGGCAGTCATGCCTTTATATATCAGTCTTATTCAGTTGTAGTGGTGCGGTTTACAACTCAAACAAATTGCGAATGCATCCCTATTTTCACCATTCTGCATCTATTCAAAAACGTGATTTTTATCCGTCCCTTTTTTTATGAATAGGTTTGCAAATGAGCAAAGAAGATAAGAAATATAAATCCAAGTGGACCCGTATTGCTGTGGCAGGGGATACCACTGATGGTCGTGAAATTAAATCCGAATGGATTGTCCAAATGGCTCAAAATTACGATCCAAATACTTATGGTGCTCGCATCAACATGGAACATTTTCGTTCAGTATTTCCAGATGGCGTATTTGGTGCATATGGCGATGTTTTGGCACTGAAAACTGAAAAAATCACCATTGATGGTGAAGAAAAAGATGCATTGTTTGCTCAAATCGAACCAACACAAAGTCTGATTGATCTCAACCAAAAAAGACAAAAAGTTTATACATCAATTGAAGTGGATGAAAATTTTGCCAATAAAGGTTCTGCTTATTTAGTTGGTTTAGCAGTAACTGATAGCCCAGCATCTTTGGGAACTGAAATGTTAGCCTTTGCTGCAGGTGCGACAGTCAATCCATTGGCAAGTAAAAAACAACGTCCTGAAAATCTCTTTACTGCTGCTGTTGAAACAGACTTCGAATTCGAAGAGGTTCAAGAGTCGCAATCGTTTTCCGCAGGCTTAGTAAAAAAAGTAAAAGACCTGTTTTCAAAACAACAAAAATCAGAACAGAAGTCTGCGGAATCTTTTTCTGAGCAAGAACAAGCGATTCTAGAAATTGCAACTGAAACAGCGAACCAAGGTCAAGCCGTTACTGATTTGGACAAAAAATACAGCACCTTGAACACAGCACATGAGCAGCTGCAAAAAGATTTCAATGAATTGAAAACCAAGTTAGATGGCGAGTCAGATCAACAACAGCGTCCAACTTCAGGAAATTCAAAATTCACTGAAACCGTCGATTGCTAGTCAAATAAATAAGAATAAAGAGGAATAAATATGCGCGTTTTTACACGTCAAAAATATACAGCTGCAATGGTTAAATTAGCAACTATTAATGGTGTGACAACAGTATCTGAAAAATTTACTGTTGAACCATCTGTACAGCAAAAACTTGAAGAAAAAATTCAGCTCTCTTCAGCCTTTTTACAGAAAATTAATATTTTCTTAGTCAATGAGCAATCTGGTTCGGCTGTCGGTCTTGGTATTTCTCGTCCAATTGCATCACGCACAAATACTGATACAACAGATCGTCAAGCCACTGATCCAACTGCGATGGACGAACGTTCATATTTCTGCCGTAAAACTGACTTTGATACAGCCATCAAATATCAGAAATTAGATCAATGGGCAAAGTTCCCAGACTTTTATGCACGTTTTAGTGGTCAGATTCAAAAACGTCAAGGTCTTGACCGTATTATGATCGGTTTTAATGGTACCTCTATCGCAACTACAACCAATATTACGGCCAATCCAAAACTACAGGACGTCAATAAAGGTTGGTTGCAAAAAATGCGTGAAGAAAACCCAGCGCGAGTAATGTCATCAGGAAAAGTCGTTGGAAAAATCACAATTGGTGCAACGGGTGACTATCACAATGTTGATGCATTGGTGATGAGTATGACAGATGAGTTGATCGATGAAGTTCACCGTGATAATCCAGATTTGGTCGTGCTGTGCAACCGCAAAACTTTGGCAGACAAATATTTCCCTATTGTAAACAAAGAACAAGAAAACTCAGAAAAATTGGCAGCAGATATCATTATCAGTCAAAAACGTATGGGGAATTTACCTGTTGCTGCTGTCCCATTCTTCCCAGAAGATGCCATTTTGGTGACGACTTTCGATAACCTTTCGATCTATGTGCAAGAAGGTGCTCGTCGTCGTACGGTTATCGACAATCCAAAACGTGACCAAATCGAAAACTATGAATCTTCAAATGAAGATTACTACATTGAAGATTTGGGTCTTGCTGCAATGGCTGAAAAAATCGAATTGGTGTGATTATGAATTTAGCACGTCAACACTTCCAAAAACATCAAGCCAAAGAGGCAGCCGAAAAGGCTGCTGAGTTTGGTGCGATGCAAGACATGACGGCTTATGAGTTGCAGATGATGCAACTCAATAATGACCGTCAACGTCTAAAACAAATCCAAGCCAAAGATGCGAAAGTTGTTTTAAAAACAGCTTTGCTTCCAAATTATCTACCCTATATCGAAGGTATTCTTGAAGCTGATAAATCTATTCAAGATGAAGTCTTTATGACTATTTTGGTTTGGTGTATCGATGTCGGTGATTATGCAAAAGCATTGTTATTAGCAGAGTTTGCATTACGTCACAACATGATCATGCCAGATGCATTCAAGCGAAATACAGCAACTTATGTTGTGGAAACCATTGCTGAAGTGTATTTGAAGCAATTAAAAACCAATGCAATTGTCGATATTTCTGTTTTAGAGCAAGTCGAAAATCTGATTCTGAATCCAGACTTAGATCCTGCAGTTTTGGACATGCCACACCAAGCCAAAGCCAAGCTTTATGTGGCATTAGGCAAAGCACAAGTCAAAAGCATTCAAAGCAAAGACGAACCAAGCGATGCAGATTTGGCAATAGCTCAATCAGCAAAAGTCTATTTGTCGAAAGCGTATGAATTGGATGATAAATCTGGTGCTTTAGGTGAGCTCAAAGCAAATGATAAATTTTTAGAAAAATTTGCAGATCGTTTGCCAAAAGTTGAAAGCACATCTGATCAAAATGCAGAAGACAATTCTGAAAAAAATGCTGGGGATACATCTCCAACATAAGAGTGCCCACGCACCGCATGGGCGAACAATTTCAGTGTCATTACATCGTAATACACGCTTAGAAAATTGTTCCCACCCATGCACTAAATTCAACAAAACCAACGGCAGGGGACAGCATGGGATTCGTCGCAAATGGCAATACAACACCAAGTCAAATCATCATCGAAAGTGACCCGTTTTATCCGAGTGTTTGTCTTGATCATATCCGAGAAATTGTCCGTATTGACGGAGCTGTCACCAACGAACGACTTAAACAAACCATCATCGAAGAAGTCATCGACTTAAATCGGCTACTTAAATCTCTAAAAGAAAAAGCAACTGTTTTATCCGATCTTGCTGAAACCCAGATCAACGACCAACCTGCAACCGACTTTCTATATTTATCAGCAATTGCCAATGGTGTCGCAGCCAAGGTCAATGAGAACTATCGCAATTATGACAGTTCCAATTCAGGTGCGAAAAAAGCAGAGCAAGCGGAATGTACGGTTGATGATTATCGACGCAATCGACAATGGGCAGTTCAACAGTTGCTCGGTGAAAACCACACCATAGTGGAGTTGATATGAAAATGAATATTTCATCAAAGGAAACACATCAACGGGTTCATTTCTATCGTTTTTCTCAGAAAGAGTTAGAACGACTTGCACTTGAAAGAATTGCTATTGAACTGGGTTTGGATTTGCAATCTAAAGCAATTCAACCTGAGGCACGTGTTCTTACTCAAAATAATGGGATTAATCCAACGACGTATGAATGTGAAATTCGAATTGTAGAAGTATTGGATTGTAAGGATTAGTTCATGGCTAAAACTATCACTGCTCTGCAGAACGACACGGTCGATGCGATCTGTTGGCGTGAGTACGGTCGTAGCTCAGGCGTGGTCGAAATGGTTTTAACTGCCAATCCCAAACTTGCTGAATTTGGTCCATTCATTCCAATGGGGACACAAGTCACATTGCCTGAAATTGAAACACCGCAACAAACAAAACAAACCATAAACCTATGGGACTAATAACAAGATGCCAGAACCAACCACAACAGCAGCTGCAACAGCAATCACATTAAGTGCAGCTTCACTTTTACCCTTTATCAACGGCAATGCATTGTTGGGGGCAGTTTTTGGCGCAGCACTATTTGCTACGACTAAAAAAGATTTAAAACCCTTACAACGTATGCTGACTATGCTTTTAGCAACGGGCATTGGTTATTTGCTTACACCTGAAATTACATCCCGTTCATTTATTAGTAATGACGCAACAGCTGGAATGGTCGCAGCCATTTTCTCACTTCCAATCATTTTGAAAGTCATGGTGTGGGTAGATCAGTCCAACTTAACAGACATCATCAATAAAATTTTTCGTGGTGGAGGATCATCATGATGGAACAATTATTTCAATTTGTAGCACTTATTGCATACATGATCTGCGGTTTTCGTATCATTTGCTTTAATTCTGAAGGCCTATGCCACCGCCAAGGATACTCGATTCTTGCTGCCATTCTGATTGGCTCATTTATCGGGCAAAGCGTACATATTTTATTTTTCAAAGATCCTGTCACCTTGTGGGACGCAATCTTTGCCATCCTGCTTTGTGTGTTGATTTTGCGCACAAAGGGTAATGTGGCCAAACTGATCTGGAGTGCATCATGAGTTTAATTAAATTTGGTGCTCGAGGCGATGCAGTTGTTATTATCCAAAAGCAACTCCTTGCACTGGGATATAAAGGAATAAACGGAAAAGTACTTATTCCAGATGGCGACTTTGGTGCAAATACTGAATATGCAGTGATTCAGTTTCAACGTAAATATGGTTTAGTCGATGACGGTAAAGTGGGTGATAAAACCCGTACAGCGTTGATGGGTGGTAGTACTGATAAGTTTTTAAAAGGTTCCGACTATAAAAATGCTGCAGTCCGTCTCAATGTTCCAGAACTCAATATTCGTGCCTTTGGTGCAACCGAAGCGCGGGGTGTTGGCTTTCTGAAAAATGGCAAAGCCAAGATTCTATTTGAACGCCATAAAATGTATGCCTATTTGGTCAAATTTAAAGGCAAAGCCTTTGCCAATGAGCAGATGAAGCTCTATCCGAACTTGGTCAATACTGCTACTGGTGGCTACAAAGGCAATGAAGCGGAATACACCCGGTTGTCACTTGCTAAAAATATACATGAAGAAGCTGCACTTATGTCCTGTTCTTGGGGGCAGTTCCAAATCATGGGTGAAAACTGGCAAGACCTTGGCTATAAATCGGTATTTGATTTTGTTGAGCAGATGCAGGCCAGTGAAACATTACAGCTTGAAGCCTTCATCCGATTCATTGAAACCAAAAATGGCTTGTTGTCTGCATTACAAAAAGAAGATTGGGACACGGTATTCCGTTTATACAACGGTCCTAATTATAAAAAACTCGGTTATGAAGCCAAATTCCTTGCTGAACGTGCGCATCTTGAACCCATTTATGGAGTGCAAAAAGCATCATGATTGCTTTAACTGTACTTCGCCCATTCGCAAAGCCAATACTGGCTTTGCTTTTATGTTTCGTATTGTTTCTAGTCTTCAAACATTACATCCATGTTCAACAAAAAATTGGTCAGTTAGAACAACAACTTGTAGAAAAACAACAGCAGCTGCAAAGCCAAGATCAAACACTTGAAAAAATCCGTACACAAGTACTTGAGCAAAGCAGATCCATTGCAGAATTACAAAAAGCACAAACAGAGCTTCAGAGTAATTATGAACAGCGCAAAGTTACGCTGAACGAGATATTTACCCATGATCAAAACAGTAAAAGTTGGGCTAGTCAGCCTGTGCCTGACGCTATTCGTGGCATGTTCAACAGCACCCAAAAAGCACCAGGTGCAAAATCTTTATCCAGTACTCAGCCCATGCACTAAACCCATTTTTGTATTGAATACCAATCAAGACTTGGTTTTTGCGCTAGAACAAATCGAATTGGCACGTTCACTTTGTGCAGCACAAGTAGATGCGGTCATAAAAATTCAGGAACAGCCATGAAAAAATTGGAAAGCCTACGCACTCACATGCTTAACGCAGTTAAAGAATTACAGCGTGATCCTGAACGTATGCTTATTTTTACTGAAAAAGGCAATGTCCGTTGCACTTTGGCTAACGGGCTTTCATTTGAATATGTCTATGATCTCAATTTGATTTTGACTGAGTATGCAGGTGATTTAGACGCAGTCATGATTCCATTACTGGACTGGGTACGTATCAATCAGCATGAATTATTATCGAACTTGGAAAAAAGCAAAGAAGCCTTTAAGTTTGAAACTGTTGTCTTAAACAACGGTACCGTAGACCTTGCATTGACACTTCCACTCACAGAACGAGTCATTGTCAAACGCAATGATGATGGCACTTTAAGTGTTTCATTCCCTGACGAGTCTCAGTATGAAAAAGCATTACCATCGCAACTGTTTAAAATGATCGACAGTAAAACGGGACAAACTTTGGCTGAATGGCAGTCAGCAGAACCTGAGGAACAATATTTCTAATGGCAGAGCTTGAAGCGCTTACCGAACATCTGGGTAGTATGCTGAACCAACTCAGTGATCAAGAACGACGCAAATTAGAAATGCAGATTGGTCGAAAGTTACGAGCATCACAAAAAAGCCGAATCACAAAACAACAAAATCCAGATGGTTCGGCATATGTTCCAAGAAAGTTTCGTCTCCGGGACAAAAAAAATAAAATCAAAAATAAAATGTTTAATCTGATTAAAAATGCCAAATACATGCGCTTTGAGCGCACAGCCCAAGGCATCGCAATTGGTTTTGCAGGTCGTGTGGCATTTATTGCCCGAGTTCACCAATATGGTTTACGTGACAAAGTTGAAAAGGACGGACCAACTGTTCAATATGCCAGTCGTGAACTTTTAGGATTTACCGCAGAAGAAATGGACATGATCGAAAAAGAAGTCATTAACTTCATTAGCAAGTAAGTTGTAAACCGCACCACTACAACTGCCATAAAGTGCATTAAAAAAATGACTGCAACACGATTGCAGTCATGAGCGCAGACCTATTTCGACGTTTTGAAAACCTGATTCGTTTAGGAAAAATCAAAACAGTAAAACCGACCAAAAATTATCTAACAGTGACCGTCGATTGTGGCGAGATTACCACTGCACCCATCCGTTATCTCAATTTACGCGCAGGCAACGATAAAACTTTTGATCCTCCATCTATTGGCGAAGAAGTTGTTGTTTTAAGTCCATGCGGAGTTTTAGAAATTGGCATTGTCCTTGGTGGCTTAAACAATTCTGATAATCCAATACTGTCCCAAGATTTAAATAAAAATATTCGCCTATTTTCTGATGGTTGCTTGATCTCTTATGACACCAAAGCGCATGCCCTAGAAGTGATTTTACCGAGCAATGGGACTGCGGTTTTAACTGCCAATGGTGGTGTGACAGTCAATGCCAGTGGTGGTGTTACAGTCAATGCAAATGATGGCTTAACCATCAATGCCGTATCTGGTGGGACAACCCACAATGGCAATTTTTTTCTCAATGGAAGCCAAGTCACATCAGGTAATAACACAGTCCAAGGTAGTCAGTTAGTCCAAGGTTCAAGCCACTCAACAGGCAATTTCAGTACCGAGGCTGACGTAACAGCAGGTTCTATCTCATTGAAGTCACATAAAACATCAGGTGTCAAATCAGGTGGGGATACTTCGGGAGAACCCGTACCATGATTGATAAAAATACAGGTCGCAGTCTACAGACAGAACAACAGTCTATCCAACAATCATTGCAAGACATTATCACCACGCCGATCGGATCTCGTGTTATGCGACGCGAATACGGTTCACTCATTTTTGAATTACTCGATCAACCGATTAACGATGTCTTGGCTTTGAAATGTTACAGCGCAATCTATACCGCCATTTCACGTTGGGAAGACCGAATCAGCATCAGTCAAATTTATATGTCGAGTGTTGAGGGAAATGGTTTGGTATTCGATATCGAAGGCTTTTCCCAAATCACAGGTCAACAAATGAATCTTAGAATTCCATTAAACATGGGGGCTGGCGCATGAGTGTGGATTTTAGCCAATTACCTAAACCAAACTTTGTCGATGAAATTGATTACGAACAGATATTGGCAGAACGTAAAGCATTTTTGATCTCGCTGTATCCACCAGAAGAACAAGAAGCCATTACGATTTTATTGGGGCGTGAGTCGGATCCTCTGCATAAATATCTACAAGAAAATGCTTATCGTGAAATGGTATTACGAACGCATATCAATAAAAAAGCATTAGCAACACAGTTGGCATTTGCAGAAGGTGCAGATCTAGACGTTTGGGGTGCAAATTTTGATGTTTCACGTTTGCTTATTACCCCTGCGGATAATTCAATCACACCACCTGCACCTGCAGTTTATGAAACCGATGAAAATTTCCGTTATCGCATTCAGAAAAAATTAGATGCTTTAAGTACAGCAGGACCTGAATCATCTTATGAATATCATACGCTGTCAGCAGATGGGCGTGTGGCGGATGTTAAATGTAGTTCACCATCACCTGCACATGCGTTATTGACCATTTTGCAACATGACACAGCAAATAATGCTTCTACGCCAGAGTTAAACAATATTGTTTTGAATTCCGTTTCTGCTGAAAAGAAACGTCCAACAGGTGATCGTGTTCAAGTTCAGTCCGCTGAAATTGTGAATTACACAGTAGAAGCTGTTTTAGTGACTAAAAACGTTCCTGAAACAGATTCAGTTTTATCCGCTGCGACTACCAATATTAATAACTATGCCAAAACGCCCAAGCGCATTGGTAAAGGTGTGTTCTTTTCAGATATTTATTCTGCTTTAAAAGTATCAGGTGTGGAGCGTGTTGAGTTAGTTAACCCAATTGAAGAAGTCCATATTAATAACTTTCAGGCAGCTTTCTGTACTGAAATTAAACTCAGTGTGAGGAATGAGTCATGAACTTACTCCCTCCAAATGCGACAGATTTTGAAAATAAAATTGTAGAAACCTCGGCACAAATGACCGAACTCAATGCAGATCTGTCGAGTTTGATCCGTATTGATGATGCACCAAGTGATTTTTTATCCATTTTAGCGTGGCAGTTTTCTGTAGACCGTTGGCAAGACGATTGGCCAGATGAAGTCAAACGTGCCCAAATTAAAAATTCAATCAAAGTGCATCAACACAAAGGCACTAATTACGCACTCCGTCAGATCGTTGAAAGTTTTGGCTATTCGCTGAAAGTGCATGAGTGGTTTGATGAAACTCCTATGAATGAACCAGGCACGTTTCAAATCACAGTAGAAACTAACGGAAAATCTTTGTCCGAACGAACCTACAAAACATTAGTTGAACTTATTCATGATGCAAAACCACTGACAAGGGAACTCAAAGGCATCGAAATTAATGTCATCAATGTCAATGGTGAAACCAATGTTGGTGCTGCTATGTATTGCGGTGAAGACGTCACGATCTATCCCAAAATTGATGACCCACAATCTTTGATTTACCCCATTTTTGCTTTTTATGAGCACGAAATTACTGTTGTTTATCCCAAATAGACGAATCAAATAGAGTATAAAAATTATGGCTTCACAATATCATTCATTGTTTACAAAACAAGGCTTAGATCTACTTAGAACGGCAATACAAAGTGGAACAAAACTGGGAATTACCCACATGTCTTATGGTGATGGTGGGGGGGTACTTCCAGAGCCCAATGATGAATTTAAAAAAATGGTCAATGAGGTCTATCGCACACCACTTAACCGACTTGCACCTTCTAAAGACAATCCAAATTGGTTAGAAGCCGATGGGGTGATTCCATCAGCAGTTGGCGGTTTTAATATTCGTGAAGTAGGACTTTGGGCTGGTGATGTTATGGTTGCTTATGCCAACTATCCACCGACTTACAAACCTTCAGCAGATCAAGGCACAGCACAAATTAAGACCATTCGTATTGTTTTACAGATCGATAATACTGCAAATTTTGAATTGAAGATTGATGCTTCTGTTGTCATGGCTACTATTCAATCTGTTGAAGAAGCAAAGCAGGCTGCTATTTCACATGCAGATCAAACAAAAATTGAAAAAGTTGAATCTCTGAGGGATTTAAATCAAATTGAACATATCAATGGTCGTATGATCCAAACTAAATCATGGTGGCCCGATTTAAATACAGGTGGTCTTCGTTATAGTTATAGTGAAACCGCAGCTAAAAATTTACACAATGGTGGAACAATTATTGACCCAGACCTTGTTTTCCCTACAACATTCAGTGCATTACCTGCATATTTGCAGAAAAAAACAACAGCAGGCAATGGTTGTTATATTGCTGTTAATGTAAAAGAAACTGTTCCTGCGGAAATTTTTGGTGCATATCCAGCAGATACTCATATATTTAATGATGCAGCAATTAATGCAGCAATAACGGCAGCGCAAGCAACTACAACAAGTAAAGCAAAAAAAGTGACAATTGGTGTTGGTACTTTTTACACATCAAATGCTGTGATTATTACTTCAACAAATCACATTATCCCACCAAAACTCATCGGCGCAGGTCGTGAAGCAACAATTCTCATTAAAACAACAGCGAATCCACTCGGTTCAGGTTATTTAGCAAGTTCAACAGCAGATGCAGTATTAGTATCAAGTCCTCGTTCAGATAATCCTGAAGGCACTGCAGCATATTTAATATCAGAGGAAGTAAAGGGGATATCTTTAAAACATAAAAATGAAGTTGTAAACAGTTTAGGCTGGCTCAGACACAGATCTGCAATGGGATATGTAGACGATATTTATGCAGAATATAATCACACACATTTCATTTTTAATGACTGCTGGATGACAAATTTTGGTCAGCTTTGGTGTCATGGTGGAACATTAGGCTATATTTTTGATGTCGGAACATCACTCCGTGGGGGACAACTTTATGCAACAGCAACGAAAGGTCGAGCTTTCTTATTCAGTAAAGTTATTTATTCAGATCTAAAATGTTGTGCAGATGGGTGTGGTACAGAAGGTTTATCTGGTGCAATTTGTTACGAATTTATAGACTGTAAAGGTGTCTCAGGAAAATTCAATAGTGAAGGGCATAGAGGAAAAGCATTCTCATTTTCTGGAAGCTATGGCATGCAAATCGGTGGACAAGATTGGCGTGCAAAAGCAGTAGATTCAAGTGTAACGGTAAATAGAATATCTTTGTCCTATTCAATTGTTAAATTTGTTGCTTTTGATTTTCTTGAATCTGCGACGAGTTTGACAGTAGCACAAAGAAAAAATTATGAGCTTTATACACGAGATGATATTTCTGTTTTAGATTTTGACTGTTGTGCATTGCCACAGCAAGAATATGGGCTATCAGATCAAAAACCAATACATAGTATTCTAAATAACAAAGCATTTTTTTCTAAATTTGTAGATTCAAGATTCAATCAGATTAACAGGCAAGTACAACATATTTTAAACATTTCAACAGCATATAAAGCATTATGTTACGTTGGAAAATCAAGTCGATTAATTATTCAAAGTGCGAACTCGCTCGATCCGAATCAGCCTTATTTTTGCTATGTAGATGATGATGAAAAAAGAAAAGTAGGCATAATTGTTTCAACTATTTCAAAAAACCAGAATACACCATCCGAAATTGCGACAATATATGTGGATTTTATCGCGAATAAAGAATATTCGACCAAATTATTGGGGTATGTCGATACTGATGGTTGGCTTTATGTAAAATCTGCTGCAGAGTGGTATGCACTCGATTATGCATTTAATTTAACTATTTAATGTGAATGCTATACAGGATATTCAGTCAAAATAGTTTATCTCATCAGCGAATATGTTTAATAGCAACCATGTAAACCTGTTAATTGAAGTTAAACTCAAACTACATGTTTTTTATGTCAAGTTGTAAACCGCACCACTACAACAGCACAAAATAGTCAAATAAAAGCCAATTTGTAAGCCTGTGATCTGAAAACATAACAACAGATCACAGGCTTTTTATATGGCTACAGATTCATACCATCATGGTGTCCGAGTCCTTGAACTCAATGAAGGCACCCGACCAATCCGTACAGTTTCAACTGCTGTGATCGGATTGGTTGCAACTGCAGAAGATGCAGATGCAGCAGCTTTACCACTCAATACTCCAGTCCTTGCGACAGATATCAAAACAGCTTTGGACAAAGCAGGTGAAAAGGGAACGCTTGCACGTTCTTTACAAGCCATCGCAGACCAAACCAATGCGGTTACTGTCATTGTACGTGTAGACCAAAAAACCACAGAAGCTGAACAAAACTCAGCAATTATCGGTGGTGTTGATAATGGCCGTTATACAGGTATGAAAGCCTTATTGGCAGCAGAACAAAATCTGAAAGTACGCCCTCGTATTTTGGGTGTTCCTGGTCTAGACACTGCACCTGTGGCAACGGCTTTAAACTCAATTGCTGAAAAGCTTCGCGCATTCAACTACCTATCTTGTTTTGGTTGTGAAACAAAAGAAGAAGCAGCTGCATATCGTGAAGCAATTGGTGCGCGAGAAGCGATGCTTATTTATCCTGACTTTTTAGGATGGGACACAGCGACATCACAAACCACAACATTTGATGCCACTGCTCGTGCTTTAGGTTTACGCGCCAAAATTGACAATGAAACAGGTTGGCAGAAAACACTTTCAAACGTTCCAGTCAACGGTGTAACTGGTATTTCTCAAGATATTTTTTGGCAATTGCAGTCCATGGATACCGATGCTGGCTATCTAAATAGCAATGAAATCACCACGCTGATCCAAAAAGATGGCTTCCGTTTTTGGGGTTCTCGTACATGTTCAGCAGATCCGCTTTTCGCCTTTGAAAACTACACCCGGACAGCACAAATTCTTGCCGACACCATGGCAGAAGGGCACATGTGGGCAGTAGATAAAGATCTTCATCCATCATTGGCTAAAGATATTGTCGACGGCATCAATGCCAAATTCCGTGATTTAAAAAATGGTGGCTACATCATTGATGGTGAATGTTGGTTTGATCCTTCAGTCAATTCTAAAGAGTCGCTCAAATCAGGACGTTTACTGCTTGATTATGACTTCACGCCAGTACCGCCACTGGAAGATCTTACTTTACGTCAGCGTATCACAGACCGTTATTTAGCTGATTTCGCTTCTCGTATGACTGCCTAACAGAAGAATAAAAAGGATAAAACGACATGGCTTTACCTAAAAAATTAAAAATGATGAACCTGTTCAACGAAGGTAATTCATACCTTGGCCAAACAGGTGAAGTCACTTTGCCAAAACTCGGACGTAAGTTGGAGGCTTGGCGTGGCGGTGGTATGGACGGTAGTATCAAGTGGGATGCAGGCATGTCAGATGACATGATCGAATTTGCTTGGAAATTGGGTGGTATCGACCCATTGGTGATCGGGCAATACGGTGCTGCAACTGTTGGAGCAATTGGTCTACGTTTCGCTGGATCCTATCAGCGTGACGACACTGGAGAAACTACGGCACTCGAAATGGTCGTGCGTGGCCGTCATGAAGAAATTGACTTTGGTAATTCAAAACCCGGTGACGACACTGAACTTTCGATGAAAACGGTCTGGTCATATTACAAATTATCAATCGATGGCAAAGCTGTGATTGAAATCGATATTCCAGGCACTGTATTCAAAGTCGATGGTGTCGATATGTATGAAAAACATCGTCAAAACATTGGTATCTAGTTTTCCTACCCTTCTGTAGTCCAGTGCTACAGAAGGTTTTTTTACATCAACTTTTATATTTATGGAATTTGCCATGCAAACTCAAGAACAAATCGAAAACTTACAAGCAATTCAGCAAGATGTGGAAATCGTAGATTTAGATTCACCTTTTAAAATTGGTGGACAAGAAATTAAGTCAGTCGAAGTCCGTAAACCATCGGTTATCGCACTTCGAAAAGTCCGTATTGCCGATATTTTAAATGGTGATGTCAACTCCATTTGTACCTTATTGCCTTTGTGTACAGCCAATCCAACATTAACGAAACAACAGCTCGACACACTTGTGGATCCAGTCGACATCATTCAAATGGGTAGTGCAATTATCACTTTTTTGCAACCGAAATCAGTACGTGCAGAAATTGCACTCCAACAGTAGAAGATGCCATGGCAAATATTGCGGTGGTGTTTCACTGGTCACCGCAAGCCTATGAAGGTATGTCACTCAGTGAATTGATGGAATGGCATCAAAAAGCCATTGAACGAAATGGGTCAGATGCCGAATGAAACAATTAAGATTAGAAGTCATTTTTGGCTCAAAGAACAATACACTAAGTCCTGCACTTAGAGCAATCCTTGGTAGTAGTAATGCTGCTACCAAGGCGTTAAAAAAAACACGTGACGAGATTCGAAAGCTCAACGAACAACAAAAGAAAATAGACGGTTACCAAAAACAAAAAAAAGCCGTTCAAGATCAAGGCAAAGCCTTACAAGATTTACAGAACCATATTAAAAGCCTTCGACAGCAGATGAAAACCAATCCGTCTGCAGACTTAACACGTGACTTCGAAAAATCTGTTCAAAAAGCTAAAAAACTTAAACAAGAGTACCAACGCAATCGCATAGAACTTCAGCGAATGCGTACAGAAATGAACAATGCAGGTTTATCTACAAATCGGCTGTCTGAGCATCAACAACGTCTGCGAAATGATTTAAATCGAGCGAATCAGTCTATGCGTGAGCAAGAACAACGCTTACAACGTATGACACAGATGCAACAGAATTATGAACGTCATGCAGGGCGGTTAAGAGCAGCTGCAGGTTATGGCATGGGTGCAGCGATGACAGGTGCAGGCGCGCTATATACCATGCGTAAACCAATTGAAGAATCCAAACGTACAGATGTTGAGGAGCATCGCATTGCATCCCTCGGATTAGGTAAAAAAGCGACTGAAGAAGCCATTTTGTATGCTAAAGCAATGAAAACTTATGGGACTTCAACTTTAGAAAACTTAACTTTAGTTCGTGATGGGATTACTGCTTTTGGTGATGTCCATCATGCGGAGATGGTTGCACCAACATTGGCAAAAATGAAATTTGCCAATGAAGCCATGTTTGGTAGTGAAGGTGGGGCTGAAAATGAAAAAAAATTCATGGACATGCTTAAAGTCATTGAATTACGTGGGGGCTTAAAAAGTGAAAAAGCCTTTAATGATCAAGCCAATATTATTCAACAAGTGATTACCGCAACTGGCGGACGGGTACAGGGTGAAGAATGGCTGAATGTCATTAAAACAGGTGGTATTGCTGCCAAAGGCATAGATAACAAAGCTTTTTATTACAAGATGGAACCACTGGTACAAGAAATGGGTGGATTCCGTGTTGGTACGGCTATGATGTCAGCGTACCAAAACTTGTATCAAGGTCGTACAACTCAACGTGCGATGGGTAATTTGGACAAATTTGGCTTGATTGGAGATCCGTCTAAAGTCAAACACAACAAAACAGGTGATTTGTCATATTTAGACATTGGGGCAATAAAGGGTGCAGATCTTTTCAAGAAAGATCAATTCGCTTGGATGGAACAAGTTCTTGTACCTGCACTAAATGCTAAAGGCATCACTAAAGAGGGTGATGTGGTCGATGCGATCGGGAGTATTTTCTCAAATCGTACAGCATCAAACTTATTTGCACAGATGTATCAACAAAGGGATCAAATTCATAAAAATGCCAAGCTAAATGAAGGTGCAAATAACATTGACCAGTTATATGCGCAAGGTAAAGACACAACGACAGGTAAGGAACTGGAAGCCAAAGCCAAACTGCATGATGCCTATTTACGCTTTGGTCAAACCATTTTACCGATTTATACCAAAGCCATTGAATCAGCCACATCAGCTTTAGCAATATTTACTGGATGGATGGAAAAGAATCCAACACTAGCAAAAGTACTGGGTGCAGGGCTGGTATTTATTGCTGTAAGCCTCGTCGCCATTGGTGGAGCATTAGCCATTTTTTCTCCATTGATTCTAGGGATGTTAAGTCTAAGGCTCATTCTTGCATCGACTTCAACAGCTGCAGGTTTATTTTCACGTGTGTTTGCAGCAGCTCCAGTCGTACTCAATATTTTAAAGTCAGCCTTAATGGGTGTCGGTCGAGTATTTTTATTTTTAGGTCGTGCATTACTCATGAATCCGATCGGCTTGGCAATCACAGCCATAGCGGTTGCAGCCTATCTTATTTATAAAAACTGGACACCGATAAAGGCATTCTTTATCAACTTATGGAATGGTATCAAAACTGCATTTAATGCTGGCGTGTCATTTATCAAAGGTATTTTTCAAAGTATTGATCAAACCTTTGCAGATAACCCGATTTTGAACTTTTTAATGCCCTTTATTGGCATACCACGCATGATCATTGCCAACTGGGAACCAATCAAAGCCTTTTTTGGTGGATTATGGACGCATATTTCAACCATTTTTGCACCGATTGGCCAGTGGTTTAGTTCACGAATGACAGAGGTGAAAACTGCATTTTCAGGTGGAATCACAGGCATGAGTGCATTAATCATCAACTGGTCCCCATTTGGATTGTTTTATGCTGCTTTCGCTAAAGTCTTGTCATGGTTTGGTATTGAATTGCCTGACAAATTCTCTGGCTTTGGAAGCATGATCATTGATGGCTTAGTGAAAGGGATTCAAGCAGGTTTTGAAAAGCTCAAATCACTTTGGGCAACGATTAACAGTTGGATGCCTGACTTTATGAAAAAAACCATGGACATTCACAGCCCATCCCGAGTCATGGCAGGGCTTGGTGGGCATATCATGTCTGGTTTACATGGTGGTATAGAAAAAGCCTTTCCAAATCTAAAAGCCAAGTTTGCAGATGTGGTAAGTATTTTCAAACCTGATTCTGAGTTACTGCAAAAAATTAATGTAGCTCCAGCACTAGGAAAAATTAATCCAGCACCCTTATCTTCTGGTTCAGTGAGCTCTGGCAACTATACCATTGAAGGTGACACGATTACGATCAACATAAATGCTGCCCCTAGCCAAAACATCCAACAGATCCAAAGCATGCTCGAAAACATGCTCAATAAACGTGAACGCGAAAAAATGGCACGAGTACGTAGCAGTTTTAAAGACCAGGAATAATAAAAATGATGATGATTTATGGCATGTTTGTATTTTCTATACCAACCGCTACTTACCAAAGCCTACAACGTAGTAATACTTGGAATCATGTCAGCAATAATCGTGTTGGTGACATGCCTGCATATCAGTATGCAGGCAAAGGTGAAGATAGCATTACACTTGAAGGTTCGATTGTACCCGAGTTTGGTGCACCTATGTCATTGACGGCAATGCGCTTGATGGCAGACACAGGCAAATCATTTCCGCTTATTTCAGGTACGGGCAAAATTTATGGCTTATGGGTGATTGAATCGCTAAATGAAACACAAACCTATTTCTTTAAAAATGGTAAACCACGGCTGGTGGAGTTCAGCCTAACATTAAAGAAAACCCAAACCGCAGGTGTACTCATTGGCAACGTATTGGGATCAATAGTGGGGAGTATTCTTTAAATGTCATTGCTCAGTCTTGCCAGTACTGCCATCAACTTTATCAGCAACAAACTCGATGCCAGTTACCCTCATGCTTTTTATAAAATCGTGGTCAATGGAGTAGACATCGGCGGTCTGGTTCAAACACGCTTAATGCGCCTAACCATTACAGACAATCGTGGTATCGAAGCAGACACAGTAGAGATAGAACTTTCCGATCATGATGGTTCACTGGGTATTCCGCCAAAAGGTGCGGATATGGAAATATGGATTGGTTGGAGCAATGAAGGCTTGGTCTACAAAGGCAAGTACACCATCAAAGAGAGAGAGCACTCAGGTGTGCCCGACGTTCTTACTATTCGAGGCGCAGCTGCAGACCTAAAAGCCACATTTAAAAAGAAAAAAGAACGCAGTTTTGACAACAAAACCATCGAAGATATTATCAATACCATTGCCAGTGAGCAAAACCTCAAAGCCATTATTCATGACAGCTTGGGGCAGATCACACTTGCACATATTGACCAAAACGAATCTGATGCCAACCTCATCACACGTATAGCTGACGAGCATGATGCGATTGCGACCGTTAAAAACGGCTATTTATTATTTATGCCCAAAGGTGAGAGTAAAACCATTTCAGGATTAGATCTGCCAACATTTTTTATCACACGTAATATGGGCGACTCACATCGTTGGTCAGACACGGACGGTGCAGATGAAGTTAGTGGCGTAACTGTTTTTTATTATGACAATGACAAAGCCGAACGCCAAAAAGTTACAGTCGGTATGTCAGACGAAAACACCCGTGAACTTCGAAATATTCAACGAGATGAAAAATCTGCTAAACGTGTGGCGCAGTCAGAGTTCAATCGGATTAAATCTAAGTCAGCAACATTCAGTTATAAACTGGCCTACGGTAAACCTGACCTCATTCCTGAAATGCAGGTACAGTTTATGGGCTTAAAGTCAGAAATAGACGATATTATTTGGCTTGGTTCTCGTGTGGTACATACATTATCTGCAGACAGTGGTTTTGTGACGGACGTTGAACTTGAAGTCTATTTACCCGATTCAGATGATTTATCTGAACTTGTAGACGATGACTCAGGCAGTTACACAGGGATTTTGGCGTATTATAAAGACGGAAAAAACACAGGTAAGGTTACACAGGGCGATCAAACTACACCAAAGCGTTTAACCTATTTGTATAAAAACAAACAGACAGCAACTACTGCAGCAACGAGAGAATATAAAGCCATGCAAGCGGAAAAAGAACAACCACAATCCGAAAATAAATAATGAAAAGGGTCACATTCAAAATGCGACCCTTTAAAAATTAAAAATTGGTAATAATCAATTCATTCCCATTATGTTCTTCATGCGCTGCTTTATTATTTACAGACCAACGGATCTTCTTATGTTGGATTTTATAATCTTGAAACAGTTCCCGAACTTCAGGGGTATCGTTCAAACTGAGAATAAATTTACCCTGTATTTTGTCCAGGTAATCTTTCAAATCATAAAAGTCCTGTTTCGACCAAATTCCTTTGCCATACACATTTTCACAGTCCCAATACGGTGGATCTAAGTAGAATAATGTATCAGGACCATCAACACGTTTAAGCACATAGTCATAACTGGCATTTTCAATAACCACATTTTGCAACCGGGTGTGAATCGACTGCAGATGTGCTCGCAGATCCTCACCGAGTTTCAAACGGCTTTTACGGTCACGACTATAACTAAACGAGCCGTCCAATTGACATCCAAAAGCTGAACGTAATAAATAATAGAACTTGGCAGCACGTTGGATATCAGTCAAGCCACGGTCATTTTTACGCATTTCATTAAAAACAGTTCGTGAAAATAAAGTATTTTCAAACTCAGTTAAAAACGCATCAAAGTGATATTTCAGCACACGATATAAGTTAATCAAATCGTCATTAATGTCATTAATCACTTCAACAGGCGATTCAGTCTTTTTAAACAGTACCCATCCTGCACCACCAAACACTTCAACATACGTTTTATGTTCGGGCATGATGTCTATGATCGTACGTGCTAGTTGAGATTTTCCACCTAGCCAACCTGAAAAGCTGTGACCCTTAGGATTGTATTGCGGTATTACAGAAGTGTTGCTCATCGATCTTACCTGTTTCGATGTGACGCTCATTTTGGCGTTCAGGTAAGGCACTCGGGGTGCTCTGGAAGTTATTTAACGTTTTACAACGTGGACATTTGATCTCGATACGATCAAATGTGCCTATTTTAGCGAGTAGCTTAAAACAGCACTTACATTTCACATTTTGCATGAAATTTTTCTACACAAGAAAAACCAAACAAATAGTATAAAAATTAGAGATAAAGAACAAATATTTCACCGAATAAATTACAATGGTATTTAAAAATGTTCTTTGGGTGGGAAATGGCAGAAATACGCGAATACTCCAATTTTGTAATGTGTTGTCCTCATTGTGAGAAAAATTCATTGCGCGTTAGATCGAGCAAACAACCACATCCATTGCTCAAGATTATTTATTTTCAGTGTAAAGACATAAATTGTGGCTTTACTTGCCAAGCCAACCTTGAAATCAAGCATCAAATTTCCCCACCAGCTTTAGCAAATCCCAACATCAATATTCCTTCTGTAAAAGTGATTAAACCAAAAAGGCAAAGTCATGGCTGAGTTTTTACTTTTTTCATTCGAGCTGGGAACGCTTATCAACGGTTATTTATTTTTTAAATTTGTTTATGGCCTATAGGATTTACAAATGATATTTGACTATTCAATTAATTGGTTTGCATTTTTCGAATGGCTTATTCGAGGTTTTATATTTGGTGTTGGTTTCATGCTTGCTTTGATTATTTTTATTAAAGTGACTAAGGCAGATAAGAAATGATCAATGTCACTCCAGATCATCCGATCGCACACGAAGCCTACGAACAGGTGAAAAACCTGCGTTGTGTTTACGTCAACATCATTGCCCATACTTTTAAAAAGTCCGAAACCGAGCAGGGCTTTTTTATAGCAGGCATTTATCCAAATTCAGGTGAAGGCGGTTTTAATCGTTTGGACTGGTTGACTGAGTTTGAACAGTTAAATTCAACTGGAGAAAAGGAATGATGCAACATGCTGCAGAAGGAAGTAACTTTCAATATTTGACTGAGTTTAAAGAAAAGTTACTCAACGCCACATCTGAAACAATGGGTAAAAGTTTAAACAATGTCCATTGTGATGGCTTGTTTTCACTGGTGATTGCAGGCAATGAACACGGCAAATTACTCCGTGTTTTTATCGCACATAAAAAGATTAAACCTGCGCAGATCCAGTACCACACCCACCGCTATCCGATCCGATTAACGGTTCTAAAAGGCACGATGACAGATCATGTTGCGACTTGGGACAAGGGTTCACCTGACTATAAACCAGAATCTGTGGCGATGGACTGGTTTATGTATCAGTCGCCATTGAACAATGGCAAAGGTTTAACTTTTGCAGGCAAGCGTAAATATTCACTTTCCGATCGTGTTATTCCCAAAGGCTGTTCAGTCAACATGGCGGTTGAGCAGTTTCATACAGTGAGCTGCTCGAAAGGCGCAATTTGGATTGTGGAGGAGCAAGGTTTTCAGGTTGATCATTCTTTTGTGTTGGGTACTCCTTTTGTCACGGAAGGTTTATATACCGAACCTTTGCAGTTTCAAACAAATGACAACTGGCAACTTGTTAAAGGTGCATTAGCCGAAATTCTAAATTCTTATCAAGTTTTAGGGATATCAGATGGTTACGAAACTGAAAAATCTTAATGTCTATATGAACGGAAAAGCCATTGGTACTGCTACAAGTATTAGTTGTGACCTTGGATCAAAGCCTGATCACTCTGTTGAAAGTTTGTATTTGAAACATGGAGGACGAATTAGCTTTATAAAAGCTCGGCAAATGGGAAAAACGGAAATTCATGCGGATTATTTTAAAAGTTTGATTGATCAATTCCGTAAAGAGTATCAAAAACAAAACCGCCAGTTATTACCTGGTACTTTAAGGAGATGTTACATGGCTCAATGTAAATTATGTGGTACACGTTATTGGTTTTTTTCAAATCATATTTGTAAGCCACAACAAGTGACTAAGAAAAATTACACATATCCAAAGACACCCGTTTCAAATGTCACGATTAAGCAGACAATTCGACGTGATTCGGATTCAAGTGCTGTAAATGATCTACAACAGCAACAAATGTATGCTCAACAACTACTTCAGCAACAAGCATTTTTAACATCTGCAAGTGATGACGCGTGTAGATCTGAACCAATAAAGCCAACTATACAAGGTCATCATCACGAATCTGTTTCCGCACCATCAGACTCAGGCAGTTCTTATTCGAGTGACAGCTCATCGAGCAGTTGCGACAGTGGATCATCATCCAGTTCAGGTTGGGATTGAATGCTATGAAAGATATTAATTATCTAAATCCTATTTACCGACACTTTTCTAATAATAGCTTGATCATGGGCGGACGTTTTCACTTAAAAAAATATTGGATCATACGATTATTAGAGCAACAGATCCCTGAGTTGAAATTTAATATCGAACTCGATTTCCCATTCAATCCAAAGCACATACCAAAAGTAGCACAACGAAGAATTCGCAGAGTCTGCTACCAATCCTTTGCACTTTATAAAAAATCATTCAAGTCTAAACGCCTGCCAAGATTTAGATTTATAAAAGATGAATTACCATGGGAAAAATATGATGATCATATCGATGCTGTGTCCCATTTATTCTGCGATGAATATTTCTGTAAACAATATTTAGCTTCATGGGCTCAGGAACCTGAACAGCAGGTCTTTAAAGGCTTATATCCTAAACAACTGATTAATAGATTAGATATTTAGACCGAAAATTTCTTATTCTAATTTTTCAGAGATAACTCGATCATATTGGAAATACATAGGTTCAGATGTACTTTTTTTAATGGTATCTGAAAAATCAATAATTTCACGATTTGTTGGGTATCCTGGTTTAGGAATATTTGGTAAGTTAAATTCGAGTGGTAAATTTTTTTCCTTTAAAACACTTAACTTTTCAAAACAAAGATCTGTAAAAAGTGGAAACTCTAGAACGATAGACCCAAATCTAAAAAAAACCAAATATTCAAAATCTTCTTTTAAAGGAAGATTTTCATTAAATTCATCTAAATTTGATACTTTTTTATGAAGAATAATAAAATCCAAAACAGATGTACTAAAACCATCTAAGCGAGTTTTTACTACGTTCATAGGTGAAAATAACTTAAAGTTAACATCTGGATTAATAATCCATTGTCTAAGTTTTTCAAAATTATTTAAGTGTTCTCGCGGTAATAATCCATAACTGATCTTCATTAAAGACTTATATACAGTCATTGGCACATATTTATTTTGTTTTAATTTGAATGTGACAATATTAGAGTTCTCAGCAAAGGTGATTTCATCTTCATAAAAATCCCCTGTATAAGTCTCTTTAGATTGGTCGAATTTAAATTGTCGATTTTTACCAAGGTTGGTGCTAATCAAATTTCCAGATCTATTTTTTAATCTATTAAGGGTTCGATGCGGAGTAACATATTTATCAAGTTCACACTCAAGTGTATTACCAAAGTATTCATTACACTTATCACATTCTTCATAATGCAATAAATAATTATTTCCTAACAAATAAGGGATTACGTGTGGAATTTTTTCAAAACTGGTTTGGTTTGAATCTTTTAGACAAAATATACATTTTTTAAATTCATGATTATCAATTTCATATAAATATTTATTTTCTTGAATATTTCGATATTCAGAATAATTAAATAAAGGCTTATAAGTGCTAATCTTGATTAGCATTTGAATAATTGTTTCGATTCTTTCCTTATTCCAAATAAATAATTCTAAGCTGAAACTTCTAATTCTATATGTGGATTTATAAGCAAAATTCATTATTCAAACTACCTGTTAGCCATGTGTTATTTAACTATTGACAGAAACTTCCCGATTTTTCAGCATTATCATCTTTAGCACACCAACCTTCAAACATCTCATGTGCTACAGGACTACGCAGACCAAACATCGCAAAGTTTAAAAATAAACGATGGTCTACATAGTCCGCATCAATATTAATTTTCTTGATTTCAGCATAATCATAAGTTAACTGGAAGATTGGCTCATTTTTCTTATTATTATATTGGTCACGTAGGTCAGCAAATATCACAAATCGGATAGCCGAAAACTGTTGTGTTGGTGGGTTTTTTAAAATTTTGATCAATATATCACGGGTCGTTCTACTCGTATGATCTATATAATCCAAATCAGTAAAAGCAACCTCAGTAGCAGGCAAATCAATTTCTAAAACATTATTCCCATGATTACGAACAGCTAAAATGGCTTTGTTATATCCTTTAATTGTTTCAAGTTCTTTTTCTTGATTATTTTCTTTTGACTCAACCTTAACATCAGTTGCTTTTTCAGCCTTAGGCTCAACTACAGGCGTTTCTTTTTCCATGTTTTCCACAACAGCAGTTGTAGACGCAGGTGCCTTAGGCGCAAAAACACCAATCAATGCAAACAACACTAAGCAGGTGCCAAAACCATACAATGCGATTTTCTTACGTGTCAGCGCAGGTCTATTTTTAAACTGTGACAAACTTGGCTTTGCCATAAAAACGCAAGTAATAATTAAGCCAATAAAAAACAATATAGAAAATAATTCTGCCACAATAACCTCTTTATATTCATTGTTTTATAAAAAATAGTACCTCACTATATTGACATAACAGCACACTATAGAGCAACATGTATTTACTCAGCAAAATCTGAGTACAGGCGTGGAAACCTGTCCAATTACTCAAAGAGCATTAAACAACCGCTCTAAGCGGATTTTTTTTGCTTAAAAAAAGTCGTATCTGCTAGACTTGTCATGGTAGATCGGCAGGGCAGTCGTAAGGCTGGCCGTTTCTTTGAGTACGGTATTTCCACCCCTGTCGGTCTGCCACCATTCCGTGGAAAGAATGGGGGTAGGTTTCAAACTTACTCAAAGGAATTTTAGTCATGAAAAGACAAATTCAAGTCCGTAAAACTGCGCCAATCATCCAAGTTCAAGAACATACGCCTATATACGATCTCGAAGCGTATGAAAAACGCCTCAAACAACGTAAAATTCAACAATTCTTCAAAAGCCTACTTGCCAACAGCTTTATTCTCAGTACATTTGTGCTTACATTCTCATTATTATTTATTGGGGAATAAGCCATGCCAGAACAAATAAATGAATCCATTATCCCCTACGTCCCCATTGCAGATCGGGTCGAAGCATCTAACGACAAAAGCCAGTTACTGTGTCAGCAGTTTTTTAACATGATTGACCATTGTGTCCGTTCTCAAATCTTGTTTAACCATGACACGCAGCGCGGTTTTTTATCTATTTGTCCCGAACAAATCAATGATTTGATTCAGGAAATATCAAAAACTGATCATTTAGACAAACCTATAGATATAAATCTTTTAAAACAATCGCTTAATGATTTAGTTTATCCTAAATTCAATGGTGTATATAAGGTCACAAGCCCCATTTGGAATCAAACGGAAGTCACCGTTTGGCAATTTCAATTAAACCAAATTGCCAATGGGGTAGATATGCAACATATAGAGAATGATGCCGAATTAAATTTGGATATGGCTTTAAGTTCAATTCGTATCTGGAGAAATTCACTGGAAATAGGCAGTGAGAACAAGGATGTTATTTATAAACAAAATGACTTGGTTTACAAACTCATGGATTTAGAGGAAAGATTAAAGATCGTCCAGCATTCACTGGAAGAATAAAATGCAAAAGCCCACTGTAAAAAGTGGGCTTTTTTATGGCTGCATAACATTATTTTTCTAACTCTTTTGCCACGACTTTAGTAAAACCCAACAGCGCAGTTTGAGCTTCAGGACTAAGTTGTCTATAGGCTTTTAATAATAAACTTTCTTCACTGGTTAAACCTGCATAGTCGGGATCTATCCCAAGAATCACATAACGAATATCAATCCCTTTTTCATGCAATTTAGCCAAATAAACCCATTGGTCAGGTACTTTTCCACGAATGTAGTTGCCCAACGTATTTTCATGCGCGCCTATTTCTCTACTTGTTGTTTTCGCAGCAAATTTATTTTTTGACATTTCATTTTTAAAACGTTCTGCGATGACGGCTGACTGCTCGTCAAAATTATCGGACATAAATTTCACCTAAAAATATTGAACGGTTAAATATTTGTGCTATAGTGTGCCTTAGCATACCACTATAACCGCTAGGATAATGTATGAGCACAAATAATTCACCTGTTAATCCGACACGTTCTGAAAAGCTAGACGGTGGCAGAGTACGTTGTGTTGTTTATCTTTCCAAAGAAGAAGCTGCACAAATTGAAGCTGAAAGAAAGAAAACGGGTGTCAGTCAGTCAGGCATTATTGCCCGTTATTACGCATTGGGCAAAAACAACATACAACAAGAGGTCTAACCCATGGCTTTAAAACAAAAACGTGACAATCGTTTCAATGTCAATCTAACTGATGACGAATCACAATTATTCGTTGCCGTTTCAAAGCTGACTGGACTTCCACCAGGTGTGATTTTGCGTCAGCTAGTCATGAAACAAGCATTAGCAACACTCATTGCAGAAGACATAGACAATTTTAATCTAGATGAATACTTAACCAAAGGCGCACAAGGTCACCTTTCTCGGAGCTGAAAAAATGCCAAAACAGCAAATTGCATTAAGCGATAAAGAGAAAGAAATCGTACAGGAAGTTCAAACCGAACTCGGTTTTAAAAGTATCGAAGAAACCCTTGAGTATCTTGCCAAGCAACGGATACAGGAACTACTTGCAAAACTTGCAGGACAAGAAATTAAAAGCCACCGTCACAATTTTTAAGGCAGTTTATTGAAAATGATGTTCCCAGAAACACAAATCTTAATTGAAGAAAGATTATCAAGTGTCTATGGCTTTAAACGTAAGCCGAGTGCAAAGGGTTTTACTTTACGTGGCAGATGCCCAGACTGTGGTCATAAAGAAGCGTCAGCATGGGCACATGCTGAAGAACCGTGGGTCGTTTTCTGCCCACGTAAAAACGAATGTGGACATGAAAACCATGTTCGTGACTTATTCCCAGACCTATTTGAAAAATGGGAAAAACGCTTTGAACCTACCCCAGAAGATCCATTACGCACCGTCAATGCTTATTTACAAGAAAGTCGGGGATTTCCACTGGAAGCATTGAAGGGATTATATTCACAGGAAAACCGTGTCAAATATAATCCTAAAATGTCGACCATTACTTTACGCTTTCCCATTACAGATGAAGAAGGTAATGAAGGATGGTGGGAACGTGTATTAGACGAACAAGGCGTATTTCATAAAACATATTTTAAAGAAAAATGGTCATCAAGTGGTCATGCTTGGACGACACCAAACACGAACTATATCGATTCAAAAGAAATATTTATAACAGAAGGCATTTTTGACACCATCGCACTATGGTTATCAGATATCACTTCATTTTCACAACTTTCTGCTGGAAACTATCCATCTATATTTTTAAACCATATTGCTGAGAAGTGTGCAGAGCAGGAAAAACCTTTACCCAAACTGGTTTGGGCTTTAGATAACGATCCTGCAGGGCATGCAGGCATATTAAAAAACATCGAAAAAGCAACAGCAGATGGTTTTGAATGTACAGCTGCATTACCACCGTTTGGTCGCAAAAAGCAGGACTGGAACGATCTCTACAAACAAGATCGACTTAAATTTTCAGACATTGAAAACTATAAATATTATGGTGCACTGATCACAGCCGAAAAAGCTGTGGATAAAGGCATACTTATCTACAAGCACAAAGGAATGAAGTCTTTCCCATTCGACTTCAATAATCAAGTCTATTGGTTCAAGTTAGATATGGACAAATACGACGATTATATGAAAGGTTTAAATGGCACAGATGATAATGATGACTGGGCACAAGAAGAAAAAGATTTAGCAATCGCAGAACGTCGTGATTCAGCATTAGAACATGCATCATCAGTCGAAATCATGATGGAGTGTCGTCCACATGGTTTGTATTACCAGTACCAAAAAGAAATTGATGAAGCTGAATATTATTTCAAAGTTGATTTCCCTCGAGGCGGTCAAAGCATCAAAAACACTTTCACTTCGTCACAAATCACATCTGCAGGACCTTTTGGCGATCGCTTAACTCATATTGCACCCGGTGTATTTTATGAGGGTAACAGTAAACAACTCATTGCATTTCTAAAAAGAGAATTACGTGATATTCGTCGTGTCGAACTGATTAATTATGTGGGCTATCACAAAGAACACAAAACCTATGTTTTAGGTGATGTTGCAGTTCAAAACGGCAGACGGTTTGACATTAATAAAGAAGATTTTTTCGAACTGCCACGTAAAACCAATTTAAAAGCCCGTGCCCCATTTCAACTAGATATCAATTCAAATTTAGGCGATTACACTCATTCTTGGGTCACAGATCTACTCGATTCATACGACGTTCGTGGCATGGTGGCTCTGACTGCATTTTTCGGTAGTTTATTTGCACAGCAGATCCGAAGCATGGACAAATCATTTCCATTTGTAGAATTGGTCGGAGAACCAGGAACAGGGAAGTCCACACTCTTAGTTTTCCTTTGGAAGCTTTTGGGGCGTTCAGGCTATGAAGGAACAGATCCAGTGAAGTCTTCAATGGCAGGCTTACTTCGTTCATTTCGCCAAGTATCAAACTTGCCAATGGTATTACTTGAGTCAGATCGTGAAGGTGATAAAGGTGTAGTTAAACAGTTCGACTGGAATGCTCTTAAAACTTTGTATGACAACGGTTCATTGGGTGCAAAGGGTGTAAAAAATGGAGGCAATGAAACATATGAGCCACCATTTATGGGCACATTGGTTATCAGCCAAAACGCAGAAATTGTATCGACCGAAGCGGTCATGGGACGTATTGTTCAGTACAAATTCACCAAAGAACAAATGTCTAAAAAAGGTCTCTATGCCTCACGAAGATTAGAAAAATATGAACAGTCAGAAATAAGCCAATTTATTCTACTTTGTGTCGAAAAAGAACAAGCAATATTAGAAAGTTATCGTTTGGGAATGCAGAAATATGATGAATTTTTACATCATGAAAAATTCGGTATAAAAAGTTCCCGTGTTATTCATAACCACGCTCAGATCATGTCTTTGTTTGATGCGTTATGTATGCATGTCCTTATTGAAAAAGATTCTCAAGGCACAGTCAAAAGCCTGATTTCAATTGATATGCAAAAAAAGGTACATGGCGAATTATTAGAAATGGCGATGAACCGCGACAAGGTACTTAAGTCAGATCCAATCATTGTGCAAAACTTCTGGGCTACGGTCGAAGAAATGGAAGATGCAATTAAGCTTCCAGAACATAAAGAATCCAATGTCAATCATCACGCCAAATCACAGCAGTTTGTAGCGATTAATTTTGCTCAGCTTTATCAACTTGCAGCCAATTATCGTTATTCATTACCAGATCTTAACGAACTGCAACACGCACTTCGTCACAGTATTCATTATCGTTTTATCGAAGCCAACAAAATGGTGGCAAGTAAAATCGATGGTAAATCAAAACGTTGTTGGGTCTTTGAAAAACCAACTTCACAACGGGATTAATCCCATTTTTAAGGAAAAAACCATGACTCAAGCCATGTATCAACTACATATTTCTACACCATCATGTATGAAAGCCACTTTGCCAGTATCTGATGAAGTTGCCAATTATTTAGCTACACGTTTGGTCAATCCCGATTCAATTGAACGTAAAGAGCTATTAAAACAAATTGGTTATCCAAAAGGTGTTGGTAGCCAAAATGGTTCATTTTTGGACAGTGTTTACAACTTTGCCAATGCAATTTTAGCTGAATCCAATTCACCAACATTTACAGTTCAAATCGAAGCAATCCCTGCACATCAGAAAGTTTTTTACTCAGCAGATGATCTGCCAATTGCCAATAAACCTTTGATTGTTGTGTTTAAAGATAAAGACATCATCAGTGCGGAATATTGCAATAAACACGATGCTTGGCATACCCAGCACGGAAATATCAATGTTCGCCAAATTCATCAGTGGGCGTATGTAGAGGATTTTTACAATCAGTTGAACCTTCCTGAATTTCCAGAACGTTCGAAACGTCCAGATCCATCGGAACTGATCAAAGGTTTAAAAGGATTATTAGAGGCATTATCCGATGCAGCGGTTGAGGTACATGTTCACAAAGTAAATTCAAAAGGCAACAGCTTGAAAGATATGTTTGAAGAAGTATTTGGTGAAAAATCAGATATTTTCAAATCAAATTCTAAACATTAATTGAAAGCGCACATACGAAAGCTGCCACTTCCGTATGTGCTACATCACCCAGTCGGAGGACTAAACAATGCAACATGATTCTAACGTACAAACTGCAGAAGCAGAAATTTCAAAATACCACTGTAAATGCGGTGGCTTAATTCTTCCAGACTTCGAGTCTTACAAAGTTGATGATGAAGTCAACTTTATGCAACAGCAAGTTAAGCAATTAGGTGGTGGATTAGTAAGTGTAAATCAAAAAGCTTACACAGGTATTATCACCAAAATAACAGGTGATGATATTCAGGTGAAATCAGGTAATAAGCTATATGACCTTTACCGCTTTGGAATTACGCCTATCGATGCACCAGGACCAATTGAATATTCACGAATTGGGAAATGCCGTTGTGAGTTAGATCAGCAACAGGTTGAGGGCTAAAAAATGACTGAACAACAGCACAAAAACTTTATTCTTCAGGAAAAAGAATTATTTAAAAAGTCATTCGTAAAAGGAACAATTTACGATTTATCTGAGCATCCTAGTTCAGAAACTCATCCTTATGACTTTGCAGATAAAAATACCAATGAACGTTGGTTGGGATGGTTGGATCATGCAACGGAGAACCTGAACTTAAAAAGTGACTGCATGATCGGACATACATGGTTTATGAAAGGCTCACCAGTATCAGCATTGATAAAACATGCGGAAGAAATTTATAAGGCTGAAGTGATCGCTCAAAATTCCAAAATTAAATTTGGCACAGATGACAATGAAGTTTGGTGGGCTCACGATGTTCCATACTTTGGTGAAGTTCAAATGAATTGGATTAAAGAAGATCAGGAATGGGACATTTATTTAGATGGTTGTTGGCAAGGCCCATTTAATTCCAAATCTGAATGTATTCAACATCTGGAAGAGTGCATTCAAGAAAAGCGAGAAGAAGACCAGGAACATACCGCATGAGCTTTAACTTCAAAAATGCAATGTTCATCAATGTTCTAGCATCGCTATTCATCACCACATTTGTTTATTTAGTTGGAGAAAATCAATGATTCATCAATTATACAATGCAAGAGAACTTGCAGGCTTAAATGGTTATCGTAATAAACCATCTAAAAATATACAAAAAATCTCAAACATCAAACGTTTAAAACAAAATGCAGCTGCTGTTGGTCCATACACACTCAGCATGGAATTTTGTGTAGATGAAGTGAACACGGTCATCGACAAATACCGTACAGAAACTGGATTGCAAGATGCAGAACAAACACCAGAGCATGTTGCTTACTCTGTTTATCACGGTGACCTCATCATTTGCCTGAAAAATATCCTCATCCCTTTGGATCAAGAATGGCATCTCGGTGTAGACAGCCATTACTACAACGCTGAAACGGACGATGTGATGACTGTACCGGTGCAATTTCAAATGCCGAAAATGTCATTTAATGAGTTCAAATTCGGCAGTACTCTCGCGGTCGATCGTGGACATGGATTAAAAACCCGTTGGAAAGGCATCAATGACGAACTGAATGCCATTTTATTGGCAGATGTTCCACTTGGTTATGATCGTGTCAGATCTGATGCCAAGTTGACATGCGTCACAGGCTTTACCAACTATGAATGTTTAAAAGAATTTAACTTTGTCAAAAAAGTCATTCGAAATAGCGGATTAGAGGGCATTAAAAAGGTCAATGATGCAATCAAATCTTTTAAAAGCCAAAACATAGAGCAGGTGGCGTGATGATCATTGAGGAAGTCAATCAAGAATTAAAGGCTGAAATTGAAGTATTTAAAGCTGAAGCAATGAAAACGCATATTGTTGCTTGCTGGGCAAACTCATATACAAATTCAGATCCATTTGCTTATGCAGTGAATAACGAAAATGAAATATTTTGGATGAAAACACAGGCGCATCAACTTTGGCAGTTTTGGCAATCTGCTAAAGCAAATGTAATACCAAAAGATTTTGTTTTGGTGAAAATTAAGGACATCCGTGAAGTTATTTCCAATGCTAGTGATGCTATGTGTGATGAAAAAACATCTACTGTGTACAACGAAACTGGCAAACCTTCAACTTGGTTTGATCATTACACTGCTGCTGAGAGTGCAATTTTAAATATTATTGATACACAGGAGCAAAGCTAATGACAGCCCTGATTTTCGACACTGAAACGCACAAATTACATGGCGATATTATCGAAGCAGCTGCGATGGAAGCATATTTTTGGGAGTTATCTGGCAGAAAGGAATTTTTACCGACCATGTTTGAGTACCAAAAACGCTTCAAACCCAGTGAACCTATCGGTTTAGGTGCAATGGCAGTCCACCATATTGTCGATGAAGATTTGATAAAATGCCCATCATTCACTAAGTTTCAAATGCCTAAAGATGATGTCAAATACTTGATTGGTCACAATATTGACTATGACATTGCAGCCATCAATCGTGCAGGGACAGAAACCAATGGCATCAAAGCAATTTGTACACTGGCAATGGCGCGTTATATGTGGCCAACATTGGAAGCGCATAATTTAACGGCTTTGGCTTATCACATTAGTTCCGATCGCAAAGCGACAAGACGTGGATTACGCAATTCACATTCAGCATTAACTGATTGTAAAACTACTTTCTCACTGGTAGCACGAATTATTCGTGAAAAGAACATTACCAGTTTAGAAGAGTTGTGGGAATTTTCAGAACAGGCAAGGTACCCAACCCACATATTCTATGGAAAATATAAAGGTTGGGCGATCAAGGACATGGATGATTATGACTTAGGTTGGTTACTGCAGAGAACAGATGAACCATATCTTCGAATTTCACTGCAAAATGAATTTGAAGGACGACATAATATAAGCGAAAACGAAGAGCTACCGTTTATATAATTCCACACCTTTTAATCACCTCAAAAGCACCTCCAATCGGAGGTGCAACCGCATAAAATATCCCCAATACTTTAAAATACTTAAATGTAGGTCTACTTATGTCTGCAGGACTTGAAATACGTGGTAAATCCATGCGAATTTGGATAAAAACCAAATCAACAGAAACACCCATCAAAGAAACCCTCGACTGGGCACATACCCCAGAAAATATCGAACGTGCAAAAAAACTAGCGGATCTCATTAAACTTGAGATCCAACTCGACCAATTCGACTTGGGCAAACACTTTCCAAACTCAAAACATATCAAGAAGAACCAAATCGCATATTATGCAAAATTATGGCAAACAATAGCGGTCAAGGAAGTTGCACCTATTACCTATGATAACTATCTCAGTAAAATTAATATACATGTCCTACCTCGATGGGGGAAAACTCACCCCAAAGATGTAGATACCGTTTCAGTAAAAAAATGGATTCACAAACTCAAAGAAACCCTAAATCCAAAAACGATCCGAGAAGTGGTCACACGCCTGGCCACTATCCATGCCATCTGGCGACATGAGCATCAGATTTCATATAACCCATTTGAATCTATCAATATTCAACAGCTTGATGGTCCTGAACCTGATCCATTTACAAAAACAGAAATAGCATTGATCTTAAATACTCCCACAGATCTAGATATCGAAAATTTACTTCCATGTATTATGTGGACAGGTCTCTCTATTTCAGAACAGCTTCCGATCGCATGGGAGGACATAGACCTAGATAAAGGTCTAATCTATATCAATCGCTCGTTTGTCAAAAATATTTACCGAGTCACCAAAAACCGTCGTAGAAAACGAGAATTGAAATTGCTGAAACCTGCAATAGATGCATTGCGTAAACAATATAAAATTACAGGTCACTACAGTCCCAAAATCATCAACGTATTGCAACGAGATAACCAAACTTATAAAAAAGAACAAGTCCGTTTCGTATGGATCAACCAGGAACAAAACACCCACTTCAAATACCACGAACTCTGCTATAGATGGAACAAACATCTACGCAAAACCAATGTCAGAAAAAGAGGAGTCAACCAAGGACGTCACACCTTTGCCAGTCAACTTTTATCAAGTGGCCAAGTTCCACCAGAATGGATTGCAGATCAGCTTGGGCATACAGATACATCCATGATTTACAAACACTATGGCAAACTCATTGCAGATGACATGCCCGACTACCTTACTAAAATTAATAACTACATTAACCAGTAATATTTATGACTTGAAAATTACCTAAAAATTACAACCCAATCAAAAAGTAAGTGCTTAATTTTATAAGCACTTTTTTTATTTATTACTCTATTACTCGGAACCAATCAAACAAACTGATTATTAAATTTTTTGTGTCAAAATGGTCAATTAAACAAAAAAGTATTGATAAATATAAAAATAACTTGACGAAATCAAAAAAATAATTTTATTGAGATACTCCCTATAAAATTCCCATATTCATGATTTTTATATAAAAAATATCAATAAATAATTGGTTTATATGTAGAAAATAAAATCAAAATTAAGGGTTCGAATCCCTCTCTCACCGCCAACGATTACTTATGACGCGCTCATAGCTCAGCTGGATAGAGCACTTGGCTACGAACTAAGGGGTCGGGAGTTCGAATCTCTCTGAGCGCACCAATAAGTTAATCAACATGTAACGAATGCCTTTAGGCAACACAAGTATTGCGCTCATAGCTCAGCTGGATAGAGCACTTGGCTACGAACTAAGGGGTCGGGAGTTCGAATCTCTCTGAGCGCACCAACTTGAACATCTTCGGATGGTAAATCAACCGCTTCATTGCGGTTTTTTTGTGTCTGTAATTTGATAAACTAAAAAAAATAACTTAAGAAAATTATCTATGCAGAAAATTTGTGACTTATATATTCCTCATATTTTGGATGATTATTCACCTCTAGAATATTTACATATCTTGGAACCACATTTTACATATGACCCAGAGAAAAGTTATCAAGGATATTTGAATGTTAATGTTCGCCGTATAACACTAGTAAATTTTATTACAGAATTCCGAAAACGGAAAATGCAAATTTATAATGTTCCAATTCAGTATCGAGATCAGGCAAATTTATCAATAGATCAAGCATTTGAATATGCATTAAAAGCAATAGATTTGGAAAATTATCACATAACTAAAACGAGTTTTATGGGAATGGATTCTCCTGTTGTTTGGCGATTTCCGTTGTCTCATTTATTTGAGGAAAAAGCGGGTGCAGGGATCAGTGTGGATAAATTAGATGGTCATATTTGGACAATGGAAGAAATAGAAGAATATGATTATGATTTTAATAATTTTTTATAGTTTATTAAAAGAAATTCTTTGAGTTTGTTTTTAGGTTTTTGATTTATCTTTTATGATTCAATGTTAACAAATTGGACCACATCAGCATCTAAATCATTTCGCATATTCTCTTCTAAATATAGTTCAACAGAAAGCGCTAAGTGAGAGTAAGCTTTAACCTTTTTTAGGTTAGGATTTTTTAGGAGTTGAGGATAAAAATTTAACATTTTGATTAAAATCGAGTACACATTTTGAGTATCTGATTCTTCCACCATCGCAAATAAATCATCAAGTCAAGAATTACATATTCTTGACTTTGACTTTTTAAGAAATCTAGAAATAATTGGGAAAGCTGTAGTGCTTCATAACTAAAGTGGATCCCTGTCCCAAAATATTTCTGAAAATTATAAATAGTATGCAAGTAGTTGTTTTATAGTTAATAATATGAATATTTACCCTCTATTTGAGATTCGTAAAGATGGATATTTTCTTTAGAAAAGAGTGCTAACCAAAATAAAGGAATTAAATTTTTGATGCAAAGCCAAGCGCACTAACATCATTGAAATCACATTTAGGAGAAGGACTATTTGAAAAATACAAAGTAATACAACAGCTCATTTTTAATATAGTGGCTAAGAGTTATTTAATTAATAAAACTATAAAAGTTAAGTAAAGTGTACACCTCTAATTGCATTTAAATCTACGCGTCTATTCTTGTCGCGAAGTAAGTTGTCTAAGCCCAATTTCCAAGCTAAAAACTTTAAAATGGTAACAAGAATATTGGCTTTGAAGGGATCACATGACAGCATATACAGACGGATACTATATCTATGAGCATGTGGATTTCATTTGCCATTTTAATTTACAACAATGTGATGGCTGTAATCGAACCTTGACAGGTTTTGTCTATGAACTGCAAATTCAAAGCTTGGACAATGAGTCTGTGATTTTTTGTACCGCATGTATGGAGCAATTGGAGTTGGTGAACGTGGATTAA